ACGTTCCTTGTGACGCCGGCCAATCAGGACGACATCATCAGCCTGATGGCTGCAGGCACGCCCGTGGAAACCGCGGGAATTCCGGAGCAGGAACTGCCGGCGGGTGAAGCCGCGGGCCTGAGCGACTGATGAACCGGGGTGAGCTGCAGCCGCCTTGCGGCTCGCCCCACTGAGGAGAACACATATGTCAAACCCATACGAACCAACATTTATGGCCGAAGCATACGATTTGCTTGTCAAGAGCCTCAAAGATCAACTAAAAGAAGCATGGAAAGAAGAAGACGAAGAAACCCAAAAGATGGTCACAGCATGGGATGTAATTTTTCCTTTTGTTTTGGAGCACTGCGGGCGCAACAAGTTGCTTGAGCTTGGCAAGATGATTGATGAAGCGTTTGAAAAGGAATACAACGTCAACGAGGGCTTTGAAAATCTTGTCGCCGGCTACCAACTCACCCAACCACAGGAGTAATACCCATGACAGCACTTGTCCCCGTAGATCAAATTGAGCGCATGGCGCTTGCGGTCGCCAAGTCCGGCCTGTTCGGCGTCAAAACGCCCGACCAGGCAATGGCCCTCATGCTGGTGGCGCAGGCCGAGGGCATGCACCCCGCCATCGCCGCCCGCGATTACCACGTCATCAACGGTCGCCCCACGCTGCGCGCTGACGCCATGCTGGCCCGGTTCCAGCAGGCTGGCGGCAAGGTGGAATGGGGCGAGTACACCGACCAGCGCGTGGTGGGCACGTTCTCGCACCCGCAGGGCGGCAGCGTCCGCATTGAGTGGACGACCAAGATGGCTCAGGACGCGGGCCTGACGCGCAACCCGACGTGGAAATCCTACCCACGCCAGATGCTGCGGGCGCGGTGCATCAGCGAAGGCATCCGCACCATCTACCCCGGCGTGGCCATCGGCACCTACACGCCCGAGGAGGCCGAGGACATGGCCCCGCGCCCCGCCCGCGACATGGGCGCCGTCGAAGAGGTAACCCCGCCGCCGCCCCCGCCGGCAGTGGACGTGGAGGCTCTGGTGCGCGACATCGATGGCGCCGCCACACTGGAGTTCCTGGAACTGCTGCGCCCGCAGATGCGCCAAGTGCCGAAGGGTCCGGACCGCGACCGCGTGGTGGCCGCCGTGCAGCGCCGCGCGGAGGAGATCCGCGCCGAGCAGGCGCCTGCGCCCGAGGCGGAAGGGGGTGCGTTGTGAGCGCCGCCAGCCAACCCCCCGATCAGCACCTGATCACACCCGCACAGCTTGCCATCCGCTGGGGCCTGAGCCTGCACACGCTCAGCCAGTGGCGGGTCAATAACAGCGGGCCGTCTTACCTGCGCCTTGGTGACGGCGAGCGGCCGCGCATCAGGTATCGGATGAGCGACATCTTGGCCTACGAGCGCCGGGCGAAGGAGGGCGTATGAACTGGTGGCGCCAATCACTGACGGGAATGTTCTGCCCCGCGTCGCCCGAGGTTCTGGCGGCGCGCGAGCTGGACGAGGCCCGCCGGCAGTTGCTGGCCGCAGAGTCCGCTGCGGAATACGCGGACGCGATGTGCGCTTACCACCGCTCGCGGATTGATCGGCTGCAGCGGTATTTGAAGGGGGAAAAGGAATGACCACCGAAGACGAAATCCGCCGCGTGCTGCACCCTGAGGCGCACGAACCCATGCGATACGAGCCGCGCATCCCGCTGGGTTGCGACCAGCAGGGCCGCTATCCGCAGGCTGCAGAGCCGTGCGTGGACCTGGACGAACTGGGCGTCAAGCTGCCGCCGCAGGAGCCGTGGTGGCCGTACATCCTGGGCGCAGTGGTGGGCCTGTTGGCGCTGGTGCTGGTGTTTGCGCCGCTGGGGGTGTGAGATGAATCCCCTACGAGAAGCCGCCCAGCAGGCGCTGGAGGCGCTGATAAACAGTACCGCGCCGAAAGACTGGGACGCCATCACCGCCCTCCGCGCCGCGCTGGCGCGGCAGGAGCAGGAGCCGGTGGCCTGGATTTCAGTGACCGATGCTCTGCCCAAGTCTGGCGTAACGGTCCTGGCCTGCTACCGCAACAGGCTCGGCAAGCTGCGGCGTATCCGCGCGCATTGGATTGCGGCGAAGACCGCAGAAGCGAACTCCGAAGATTGGGATCAGTGCTCGGAATACGACGAAGCAACGGACACCTACTACGTCACCGAGGGTTGGTACGAGTGCATCGACAACTGGGGCGACTATTCGGCCGTTGCGGTCAGTGAAGGCGATGTGACGCACTGGATGCCGCTTCCAGAAGCTCCGCAGGAGGTTGTCGCATGATCACGCTACGCGAAGCCGCCCAGCAGGCGCTGGAGGCGTTGGAGAAGACACACACGCAGCCGGGGTGCGACCAGTGGCAAGCCGAACGTAAAGCGTCAGTAGCCCTACGCGCCGCGCTGGCGCATCAGGATGAGCCCGACCTCTCTCGTTGCCCCCAATGCAACGGCCCCGCCGACAACGGCTTCGACCGCAGCATTCCGCCGAGTCCATACCTTTGCACGAAATGCATGGCCGAGCCGGTGGAGCCCATTGCCTGGATGGTCCACACCGTGGACGGCCAGAGTGCCTACGTCACCGACAACCCGACAGAACTCAAGGAGGGGCAGAGCGCCTATGCGCTGTACCCGGGGCCGTTTGAGCAGGTTTTGCTGACGGATGAGGAGATTCTCAAGGCCATTGGCTGGGAGCGTGCTGAGATGTACATGAAGCTGGCTCCGAACTTCCCGGTGGATGAAGCGAAACAAGAAACGCTGAAAAACGCCCGCGCTGTCGAGCGGGCTGTATGGGAGAAGAATCATGGCTGACCTGAGACAAGCCGCCCAGCAGGCGCTGGAGGCGTTGGAGTTCATGGCAGACGAATGGGGCTTTACGCAAAAGGCAAACAGACCTGAACGATGGCAAGCAATTGACGCCCTCCGCGCCGCGCTGGCGCAGCAGGAGCAGGAGCCGGTGGCGTGGCGGTATCAGAACGCCAACACAGACCACGTTTATCTGGTTTGGAACAAAGGAACAGGGGGTAGAAACTGGACGCCCCTCTTCACCGCCCCACCCCGCCGCGAGTGGCAGGGGTTGACTGAGGAGGAGAGAGAACAGGCAACCGGCTGGTCCGTAGAGCACATCGAGGCCAAGCTGAAGGAGAAGAACCAATGAGTCAACCCAAAGCCCTATTTCTTGCTGATGTCATTAAGGCAGACCCCGCAAGCAAAACACATCACGACGATACCGCAGCCGAATTGCGCCGGCTTCATGCGGTGAATCAGGAACTGCTGGGGGCGTTGAAGGATACGCTCGAGTTGCTGGAGGTTTATTGCGGAGACTTTGAAGAGGCGACGCGCAATCAAGCCCTCGCCGCCATCGCCAAAGCGGAAGGAGGACAGATATGACCACATGGCACAAAGGCCCGCCGCCCAGCATCGGCTGGTGGCCGGCGAGCATACGCGGTAATCCAGATCTCTTGCGGTGGTGGGATGGAAGCAAATGGAGTTTCCCGGCATACATCTGGATGACTGCCGAAGAAGCGGCAAAACAATCGGCGATAAAGTCGGGTATAACTCCCAACATCGAATGGACCGACCGGCCCGCATCGTGGCCGGAGAGGAGTAGGACATGAAAGACGACATCTACGCCGCAGCCATCCGCGCAAGGGGGAACAATGAGTAACGATCTGAAGCAAGCCGCCCAGCAGGCGCTGCAGGCGTTGAGGAAAAGTGTGGGGGCAATGCGTGGTCTGTATGGTGGTTGGCGTTGCGAAGCACCTTTAAGAGCAGCAGACGCAGCCATCCACGCCTTGGAAGCCGCGCTGGAGCAGCCGGATCAGAGCAAGGGGGAACACATGACCCGCGACGACATCACCCGCATGGCGCGGGAGGCTGGGTTCTCCGATAAGCAATCTGAAGTCTACTTTGACCGCATGCTTCAGCGTTTCGCCGCCCTTGGCGCTGCGGCAGAGCGCGAAGCGTGCGCCAAGTTGTGCGTTGCTATGGATCTAATTGACACGCCGACTGTGGTGGAAATCGCCGCTGTTCGTAAGTGTGCCGCAGCCATCCGCGCCCGCACCTTATGAAATGCCCCATCTGCAGCACCTGGGCTATCAGGCTGGAAACGCGCAGCAATGCTATGTACAACACCGTGCGCCGCCGCTACGAGTGCGGCTACCTGCACAGATTCAGCACCGTTGAGCGCGTGGTAACGTTCGTCAATATACGTTCCCCGAAGGGTTCTAAGCCTGGCTCGCCCTGACGGCAATCGTCGCTACTGTGCTGGTGGCCGACTTGGTGCTGAGATAGCGTCGTAGGCCCGCTCGCAGGCGGTGCCGGCAGCGCCGCGAGCGTCGGCTACGGCAGCAAGCTCTCCAGCCGCTTGCGCAACCCCTCGGAGCAGGTTGGCAAGCACAACTCCGGGGTCTTGGGCTGCCGCGCCTCCGAAGGCAGGGCCGGCGCCGTCGCGCTGGGGATTGGCGCACTGGGCGGCGATGACTTCGGCGCGGCGCTGCAGGCTGTCAGCAGCACTGCGAGCGCGGGCAGCGTCAGCGGCCGCAGCGCGGATTCGGTTCTGGGCATCGGTCTGCACCTCCGTGTGCTGGGCTCGCCAGCGGGCCTCCAGGGCTCGCGCGGCTTCGCTGGCGGCAAGGGCCTCGGCCACCAGTTTCTCGCGCTCCTGAGCCCGTTCTGCGCGTTCTCGGGCCAGTGTGATCTCGGCGCCGCGCAGCTCCCACAGCAACATGCCCGACAGCACCACCAGGCCGATGCAGGCAGCACCCAGAGCGTAGGCGACGGGGCGGTAGATCATTGGCCCAAGCACTGCCGGTTCTCAGCCTGCCGGCGCAGCGTCAGGCCGCGCAAAGGCTCACCACGGAAGCGATCCCAGCGCAAGATCTCGGCGCAGGCCCCGGCGTAATCGCCCGCGTTCAGCCGGCGCACCAGCGTCGAGCCGCAGAACGCCCCCGGCCCGATGTTGTACGCCAGGCTCAGGAAAGCGTCGTATTCGTGCTGATGCAGCGGCACCCGCACACACTGCTGGAGCGCACCCTCGAAGCGCTGCACGTCGGCGAGCTTGCGCACCAGCGCCTGCACAGGCTCGATGGTGTCGCCGGGTTTCACGCCATCAGTGGTGCCGAATCCGATGGTCGGAACGTCGCCGGGGACGGGGCGGTACGCCTCGCCACGGTAGCCCTCATGGACGGCAATACCGACCAAAGCAGACGCTGAGAGCGTCAGGGCGCCGATGACGATGCGGGCTTTCATTCAGTATCCGGCGCGCGCTGGAAGTGCATCTTGCCCCAGCGATACAGCAGGAAGCCGATCTGCAGCACCAGGTAGATCAGCGTCACCCACAGCACCAGGTCATTGATCGGCATCCCCGCTACGGTGGCGCCCACGACGGCAACTGGAGGCGAAGCCTTAGCGGCTTCGGCGGCGATGTCGGCTTTCTGTTGCATCGTCAGGCTCATGGCTGATGTTCGGCCGCGCGGGCTTCAAGTTCCATTGGATGGTTGCGGTATCCGTGGCGCACCAAGCCCCATAGGTACGTGACGTAGTATCGCAGAAGGCCCATGCGCTGGTATTGCCGCCAGTGGGCGATTTCGTGCCTAGTCAGACGCTGGTTTGCCAGATGTTCCGGCAGGATGTAAATCCCCCACGGCGCCAGCGCCACGCCTGCGAAGCCGAAGCGGCGCAGGAACCAGGCGATGATGTGGCGGGCTGGGCGGGGGATCATGGGGCGAGGTTGTTGGCGGGTTGCTCGGAGAGGGCGTTACGCTGCCGCTCAACCTCACCCACCGTGCCGACTGCGGCAGCGCGCTTGGCCTCGCCAGTGCGGCGTTGGGTGTCGATCACGATGTCCAACAGCTTGCGGCGCTCTTTTTCTGGCAGGCCGTTCAGTAGGTCAAGCATGCTCTGGTTGGTTTCTGCGGCCTTTCGCAACAGCTCAACGGTTTTCTTGTCCAGCCGCTTGTTCGCGCTGGCAAGGCTGAGGTTCGTCGCCGTGATGGCCGGCTGAAACCAGTTGGGCAAGCGCAGCTTTGATCTATTGGCCTCCAGAATCAAAGCAAGGTCTTTCTTGCCGCCTTCGGCAAGTTCTGCGGCGCGCTTGTCCAGTTCAACCTGCCGCGCTAGCCTGTCCAGCGTGGGCATCTGCGAAGACATTTCTTTGAAAATGTCGTAGCGGCCGGGGCCAAAAATTGCCTCTACGGCGTCTTTGTTGTCGCCGCGGACAAGTTTGACGAATTGCTGCGGGCTGTCTTTAAACATCTCCAGCGCCTGCGCCGCCATCTGTTTTTGCGCGATGACGTCCATTCCTTGGCTGTAGGTCTGAAGGTACTGGCGCCAACCGGGGCCGCCCGCCGCGGCCTCAATAGCGTTGTCAATCACGGGGCGCAACTTGTCCAGCACTGATGCCGTCAGCTTTGCACCAGCCTTCGGGTCGTCAACCTTCAAAACGTCTCGCACGCGCTGCGCCACACCTTCTTTGCGAATGGTGTAAAGGTCGTGAGCGTCGATGATGCCGTTATTGCGTTGCGCAAGATTCACAAGATCATCTCGCACAAGCCCCATGACGCGCGTCAGATCAGTGCTGGCGCGGAGTCCAGGTGTGTTCAGTGCGCGATCAATTGACCCCAGCAACGGATCAATGCTCAGCGGCTTCAGGCCGTAAGCCTCTAAGCTGCCAATCTGGCGTTCAATGAAATCCCGTTCAACACGGCGTTGTTTGGCAATCTCAGAAAATGTATCTGACGTTTCTTGCCACTGATTTGCTGCTGCGCCCTGAGCTCTGGCGGCTTGAGTCGCGCTAACTGTTGGAATGCGTCCAGGTTGTACTGCACGTTGCATTTGCTGCGTCGCAGCTTCCGCGCGTTGGGCCGCCTCTGTTCCGGTGCGACCAGCTTGCTGCAGCGCCGAAACCATTGACTGCTGCCGAGCCTGGGCCTGCGGGCCAAGCCGCAAAAGTGTTTCTGCCGCTTGGTTGGCCGCACCAAGTTCCGTCTCACGCATGGGCGCAACCAACGCATTCAGCGTCTGTTGCGCTTGTTCCTGCGTTCGCATCGCTTCCGTCTGCGACCGCCCGCCCGCCATGCGAGCCAGTTCTTCCTCGGCCAGCGCACGCCGGGTGCGGGCAAGTTGCGCAGAGAAGTCCGTAGGTTCAAAGGCCAGCAGCGACTGCCACGCTTGGCGCGGAATCTCTGCGGTTGCTTGCGCCGGAGAGGCGCCCGGTTCGGCTGCGGACAGGCCGGCTTTGATGGCACCCAACTGATCGCCTGCGGCTTGGCGGGCAACGTTGGCGGCGCTTCGTTGGGCCGACGAACGCAGGGTATCAGCCGCTCGCGCCCCCAGCTTCACTGCTGTGCCGAGCCCTTGGCCAAGCATCTCGCCCAGAGCGTATTCCTGCGCCCCGGCACGCAAGTCAGGTTGCTGGCCCTGCAGCAATTCAGACCCGGCGCGAGCCCCGAGAAAGCCTGTCAGGCCACCAACAAGCGCGCCGCCTGCGGCAGCAACAGGCCCGGCGGGGGCCATTGCCGCGCCGCCCCTGATAGCACCGCCAGCGGCTGCCAACGCCTCTGCAGAGGGCTGCGCCACTCTGGCAATGTCTCTGACGTTTTGGCGAAATCCCTGTGCCAGCCGCCTGCCTACAGGGACTGGCGCTTCTGGAGGCGCTGGATACTGGCCAGCGCCCGGGATTTGCCCCGGCGGCGTTATAGTGCCCGCCCTCTCGCCGGCAATCTGTCGCGCATAGCCGGCAAGCTCTTGATCTGACAGCGGCTTGGCAGATTCAAAGTCGTAGGTCTTGCCGCCAATCTCAAGCGTGTACTTTGGCATGACTACGGCCTTTCGGTGACGAACACGCCGGGGGCAATTTCTCTGCGATTGCCCTGCGCCGGGGCCGCCGCAGGAGCCGCTAGCGCACGCGGCGCTGCTGGACCGCTCGGGGCCGCAGCAGGCGCGGCGGAAGCCGCTGCCGCAGAATCAAACGAGACAACGCTTGAACCAAGCCTGCCCTTACGATCGCGCAGGATGCGCAAAATCTCGTTTGCAGCAGCTCGCCTAATGTTGTTCGGGGTCGCCGGATCTGCAAGTTTGCCAGCAGCTTCTTTGTAGGATGCCGTGTCTTTGTCAGACTGCGGTCCCTCAAACCGGGGAATAATCTTAAGAACCATGTCAGCAATCGGCTGCAGCCTGCCGATTGCAACCGCACCCGGCGTGCCGATGCCGACGAATCCAGCAGCCACATCAGCAAGCGCTCCAGCGCCGCTGCCGGTCGATCTGTCAATCAACCCACCCGGCTTGACTGCCTGCTCCAGTTCGGAAATGACGCCGGCAATTTCATTCGCCTGCGACGTTTTTTCAACTTGCGCTCTGCCAGTGGCCGTGCCGGCAGCTTGAGCTGCGGCCATGCGGGCTTGAAAAGCTGGATCCGCGCGTTGAGAGGCTTCTTGCTCAAGAATCCGCAGGCGACGCTCGGCCTGCTGCACACCGGCGCGGTCGTTATTAACGCGAGCAGTTTCAAGGGCGAGCCTAGCGTCAGCCAATCGGTTCGCCTCAACTTGAGCCTGCGTCATCGGGCCAGCGCCCATTTGCAAAGAGCCAAGCTCCCTGCCAAAGGTCGCACTGTTAGGGTTGTTGTCAATCGTTACAACCCTGTCACCAAGCTGAACCTGTTTGGGTTCTGGCGCAGTGCTTGGCGGCCTAACCGCCTCCGGCTTTGCGCCAACTTCCATTGAGCGAAGCTCTTGTCCAAACGTTGCGCTATTGGGGTTTTTGTCAAAAATAACAACGCGATTGCCTAAATTTACAGAATCTGGAATTGGCGCCGTGTTGGTTTGCTGCGGGCGCTCGTAAATTACACCGCCAGTAGACGGATCAACAAGCGCATTTCCAACAACAACTGGCCTACCCGCATCCGGCGGAGGTTCAAAAACAACTTCGCCAGTCTGCGGATTTACCAGCCGGTTTCCAACAGCGACGGGCTTTGTGGGCTCGGCCGGCGGTTCAAACACAACTTGCCCGGTTTGCGGGTTGACAAGTCTGTTGCCAACGGCCATGGGCCTTGCTGGTTCCGCCGGGGGTTCAAAAATCACTTTGCCGGTGTTTGGATCGACAATCCTTGAACCAACGGCCATCGGAGCCCGAGGCTCTGCAGGGGGCTCAAACACTACTTGACCAGTTCTTGGGTTGACCAACCGGCCGCCAACAACAATACCTTTATCCTCTGCCGGGGGCGGCTCAAACAGAATTCGCCCCTCTGGGCTTACAAGACGCCCACTGACCTCAAATGGCCGCTGCGACTCTTGCTTTGATCTTGTCGCCTCAAACACCGCCTGCCTGATTCTGCTGCCCTGCATGACAAACTCAGAGACCCCAGATTGCTCTAGCACACTTGCGTGTTGCAGCAGAGATTCTGGGGTTTCGCCTTGGGCTTGGGCTTGCCTGAGCAATTCTGATGCGTTGCTGACGGCAGTTTGTCGTTGCCGCGCCTCCCGCATCGCCATCGCATTCCGCTGCAGCCCCTGCATGGCGCTGGCGGCCTGGGCCACCTCAGCAAGCATGTTGGCCTGCGACGGCGCTTGGTAGGTGATCGGCTTGAACTGGCCGGCCAGCAGCGGGAGTCTGGTGTCGAGCGGCATGTCTTACCCCTGAAGCCGTCCAAAGATGTCGCGCATAAGCTGGTTGCGCTGCTGCTCCTGCTGATACCCCTGCAGCGCATTAATTGCCCCTTGCGCGCCCCCAGTGTACGCCGAGGTACGCCCGATGCGCCCCGAAACCAGCGCGTTCGCGCCCTGCATGCCGAGTTCGCCAGCTTGGCCGGCGTAGTTCTGGCCTGCGGTGCCCGCCTCCGATGCGGCGGTCTGCCCGATGCCGGCGATATTGGCCAGTCGGTTGAACGACTTGCCGTATTCCTCGGACGCCAGATCCTGCGCAAACCGCTGGCCTGCTTTCATCGCCCCGCCACTCAGCAGGTTGCCCCGCGAAGCCTGCAGACGCTCCAGCGCTTTCATGCCCTCACCCAAGCGGAAGCCGTAGCCAGGCTCAGCAGTCACTTCGCCGCGCGTGATCTGCCCCAGAGCATTGACACCAGCCTCGTAATAAGGCTTGTTCATCTCCATGAACTTGTTGTAGATGTCTCGCCGCAGCTCGAGGGCTTTGTCTGCCGATGCCGCCTGCGTCTGCGCCGCGTCCTTGGCCGCACTGCCCGCAGCTATGCCGCCCACGATGTTGCCCGCGCCGGTGACGATGGCCGCGCCGGCAGGGGTGGTGACGAAGTTGATTGCCTTGTCCAGCAGGTCGATGCCCGTGGGGCTAGCTGCGGTTGCCCCAGTTTTGGCCAACGCGCCTGCGGCTTGCGCTCCAGAGGCTAGGGCGCCGGCAGCAGTACCGGTGTCGGCGATGACTGGGGCCGCAAGACCGCCCGCCGCAGAAAACTGACCGCCGCCCATAACGCCAGGGATAAGGTCGGCAGAACCGCCGACCAAAGCGGCGCCCCCACCCGTCAACGCATTCGTCACAGGCGCCAGCGCGTTGCCCAGTGCCCCGGCGCCAAAATACGCGCCCACGGACGGCAGGACGAATTCCTTGAAGAAATCGCCAAAGCCGCCGACTTTGGCGGTTCGTTGGTTCGTTACTTCGCCAGTGGGCAAGCGGAAACCAATGGTCTGCCTGTCCTTGTTGATCTGGCTGGCATCGGTGACGAAATCGTAGCCTTCGGCCCGCTTCGACTGAATCCAGTTCAGGAACTCGGGCGAGTAGTCCTCCATGACGTTGCCGTCAGGGCCGATGTAGTTTGACCTGATCGGCCCAGTCCACCCGAGCTGCGGCGCAACCGCCTCCCAGTTCTGCGGGCTCTGCAGCCCCGCAACCTGCGAGTCATACGGCCCCGCAACATAGCCGCTCTCGTCGTAGGTGCCGGGGTACTGCGAGAAAAACGGGTCACTCGCGGAAAGCCATTGCTGTGCCATGATTCACCTCACCCAATCCGCCAGTCGGTGCCGTCGCTGTACACGGGGACTTTGTTTGCCCCGCCGGCAGCCACAACCGAGTGGAACGTCGTCGCGCTGGCATCGGTGACAAAAGCCCGCGCGCCAACCCCAGCAGTAGCCGCTGTTGGCAGCGTGGCCACGGTCAGCGTGCCGTGGTTGAAGTACTTCACGCTGAACGTCAGCGTCAGACCTGGTATGCGAAACGACGTCACGCTGCTATTGCCCAACGTGACTTCGTTGCTGACACCGACCGCCGACACATCGGCGTCGTAGCCAATCACCGTGTTGTTGCTGCCGGTCGTGAGCGAGTCGCCGGCTTGAAAGCCCAGAGCCACGTTGTTTGCGCCAGAGGTCAGCGCCCCCAGTGCCGACGCGCCCACCGCCGTGTTGTTGCTGGTGGTGGCCGCATCCAGCGCAGTCCACCCGATGGCAACGTTGTACGCGCCCGTGACCACCAGCAGAGCCGCATCCTTGCCCACCGCAGTGTTGCCGGTGCCGCTGGTATTTGCCCCCAGCGCCGAGCGGCCTACGGCCACGGCATCGCTGCCGGTGTAGGCGTCCAGCG